TGAAATTTGTTTGAATAGTTCTTATGCATATAAGTTTGTATTGTCAACATCCGACAATTTAACTTTATATACATATGACAATATTTCAGGAATTCCTTCTGCGGCATCTACTGTAGGAGTTCCAAGTGGAGCTATTTTGGTTTGGTCTGGTTCTGTTTCTGCCATACCAACTGGTTATTTATTATGTAATGGACAAAATGGAACACCAAATCTACAAGACAGTTTTGTAGTTGGATCAGGAAATTCTTTTTCTGTTAGCTCTACTGGTGGATTTGCTTCTTCAGGTGTTATGACAAGCACAGGAACCAATACTCCGTTGTATTATTCTTTAGCTTACATAATGAAAACCTGATGGAGTTTCCAATGGCGTTTGAGATCGATCCTGTTAAATATGGCGTTCTTTGGCAAAAAGTAGAGGATTACGAGAAAAAGTTTGATTCTATGGAAAAGAAAATGGACAAGATGGAAGTTCAGCTTGAAAAGCTTTTGTCTATGGCCGAAAGATCAAAGGGCTCTTTATGGGCACTTATGGGTGTTGCTGGAGTTGTTGGTAGCGTTGTTAGTTTTTTAGCTGATATTTTCTTTATAAAAAAATGAAACGGATTCGCCAATCAAGAACTATTTGGTTTTCATCATTAGTTATGATTGTTAGTGGCCTAGAAATGTTTTTTCCAAGGTTAGAAGGATGGCTTGATCAAAAATATTATGCTCCAGCTTTCTTTTTAGTGGGAATGATCGGAATAATTTTAAGATTAAATACGAAAGAGCCAATTAGATGAGCATCATTCTTTACCCATTTTTAGTCATTATTAATTTAATTGGCACAGTTTTAACATTTCCACTAGCATTTATTCTTGCTTTATTGAAAGAAAATAAAGAGGGCTGGCTTGATAATGGAACTCAATGGGGCGTAGGCCCAAGATTGTTTAAATGGTTATCTTGGTTTCAAACGCCTGACAATTCATTGGATGGCGATCATGGTTGGCAGGAAAAGCATAGCCATTCTTGGTGGTCTAGGGTTCAATGGTTATGGCGTAACCCATTCTATGGCTTTGCAGTCAAATTTTTGCATGGCACAGACGGCATGAGTTATTCAGGAGATTTGCATTGCGATGAAAGCCATCCTGGTCATTTGCTAGTCAAAGGTCAAGGATTGTTTCAATATGTCTTATTTAAGCCTATGTTTGGCAAAACTCTATATTTAAATTTAGGCTGGAATATTCGTGCATTAGTAGACCCACAATATGTAAACGACCCTAACAACGCCGCTTTTATTGCAGATTATCCAGCAACTTTTGCGTTTAGCCCAAGGCTGGTCTAATGTTTGGTATTAATATTTATGCCATTATTGCTGTGGTTGCTGTGGCCTTGTTTTGCGGTGGGTTTGTTAATGGTTGCTCCTATCAGCAAAACAAACAAGAAAAAGTCATCAGAGAAAAAGAACATGATTATCAAGCAAACGCTGACAAAATAAGGACAGAAAAAGATGCTCAAATCAAAGCTATTAATAATCAGCTTGTCGATGCTGTTAGTGAGTTGCGTAAGCGCACCAGTCGTTCCTCAGAAACCAACAATGGACAAAGTTGCAACGGAGCCAGCCTTTTTGCCGAGGATGCAGAATTTCTTATCAGGGAATCTGCCAGGGCAGACGAAATAAGAGTTGCCCTTCAATCTTGTTATAAACAATACGATTCTATTAAATGACTTTAGAACAATTACAAGCTCTAGGAATAGACGCTAAATGGCTAGACCCATTAAATGACACCTTTGAAAAGTATGGAATTGACACACCAGTTCGCCAAGCCGCATTTATTGGTCAATGCCAGCACGAATCAAACAACTTTAAAACGCTAGAAGAAAACCTTCATTACAGCACCAAAGGTTTAATGGCTACTTGGCCAAGTCGCTTTCCTGATGCTGTAACTGCCGAAAAATATGCCAATAATCCTGAAGCAATAGCTAATAAGGTTTATGGCGGCAGGGCAGACCTAGGAAATACTCAAGATGGCGATGGATGGCGTTTTCATGGCAGGGGCGTAATACAGCTAACAGGGCGGTCTAATTATGAGGTGTGCGGTCAAGCCCTAGGACAGCCTTTTTTAAGCGAACCTGGGCTACTTTTGGAGCCTCGTTGGGCTTGTATGTCGGCAGGATGGTTTTTTAACAAGAAAAACTTAAATTTACTAGCTGATGCGGAAGATTGGACAACAATGACCAAGCGCATTAATGGTGGGACAATAGGGCTTGATGATCGAATCAATAAAATCCATAAAGCTATGGATATTTTAGGAGCATAAAATGGCAGATAAATTTTTTAAAGAAACTAAGGCTCACGAAAAGCGTGAAGAAGCTCAAATGATTAAGCTTCGTAATGCTGTTTATGAATTTGGCAAAGAGTTAAAAAAACATGAGAAAGAGCCTATGGATAAGGCTCATCCTAAAAAGAAATAACGGCATCAATTTGGCAACTGTTACACGCAAAGTGGAAAGCCGAAAAAACCTTTGCTTGTTGCATCCTTGAATGTCGGCTTAACTGCCGTTATATAAGCTGTATTCTAGGCGTTTCTTCTTGAACCCAATCTAAGGCCGCTTGCCAAGCCTGTGTCCAAAGATTTAACGCCGTTGATCCTTCATAAAAGAAATCAGGATATAGGGCAAAAAAAGCCTCTTCACAAGCATCTGACGGCACTTTCATATTGCCTGCAAATGGAATGTTTTCTTCTGTCATTTAATCCTCGCTACTTTTGCTTTTCTTAAAACAGCCTCATATTGCTCCTTAGCGGCATCGTCTAACTGTCGCAAAGGCAAGTTTTGATAATACTTCCATTTGTCTTTGTATTGCTGGAGCTCCGATGGAGGTGTCCATCCATTTAATTTCCAACGCAAAGTAATATCAGTTCCTGGTTTAGTCCAAATATGTTCATTAGACATTAGTTATCTCGCTTTCTTTCATAAAAAGGTCAACAATTTTGAATGCCCTTTCAACTGCTTGCGTGTCCCAATCTTTAACTGAAACATCAAATTTCCAATCGTGGGCAATCATAAGTTCTAGCAATTTAAATGCCATTTCTTCTCTAGTCATGGTATTAAAAGCAGGTTGTGTTGCAATTGCCGTTATAACAACAAGTTGTGCAAGTAACGAACTTTCCGCCATAAGTTACAGTGCTAGTTGAGCAGTTTGCGTAAACTAAAGTGGCCACCATTGATAGCCAAACACCTACAATAATTTTTTTCATGTTAATTTTCCTTAAAATGGAATGTCATCATCTTTAATTGTGTTTGCGGCTGGAGCATCTTCTGCTGGTTTTGGTTTATCTTCAGGCACATTTAAATAAGCCCAAATTGCGCCTTCTTTCATTCCTAGCAAAGGAACAAGTTCCAGCTTCATCATCAGATCGCCTTTTTGAGTTTGTGTGACGATTCCGATTGTTTGATAACGCTTTTTATTTTGCCCAGTTTGATCGGTATATTCCGATACAGGAGCTTTCACATAATATTTAATTGCCATTTCACTTCCCTTTCATCAAATTAACTTCTGTTTCTACTTCGCTTAAAAACTTCTTAATTTCTGCTTCCATTTCCGCAATATAGTCATCTTCACGCATAACACGCTTTATGAATAAACGGCTTCTTTCAGGCATTCGTGGGTCAAAAGAAACAAAATCGCACCATTTCCTTCCTGTGCAAGCCATTTGCGCTTGCATTTGAATGTAATATTTGTTTGGTGGCCCATCATCTTTAATATAAGACCAATGGGTAGCTGAATTAGGGCATTTGATTTCTACAAGCCCATCATCATTTACCAGCCCATCAGGACTTGCTCCAAACCATTTAATGGTCGGATGGTCTACAAATGCGATTTGATCCACAAAGTTGCCTGAAGCCACTTCATAAGCGACCCTGGCTTGCGCCTCGTTATCTTTGCCCCATTGCATTGCATCGTTGGTATAGCTTTCTTCAATAACGCCTGTAACCCTTTGGATGGCCAATTTAATTAAATAATTGCCCCTAGATGCAGACACGCCAGTTTTGGTCTTGGCTAATACATCAGCTACGCCGCTGGCGGTTACTTTGCCTAGGCGAATTTTTAGCCATTCTTCAGAGCCTTGCTCTATTCCTTTATAGACGGCAACTCTATCTTCGGTTGTAAATGTGGTCATTTTTATTCCTCTAACTCTGCTTTTTTGGCATCTTTAGCGGCAGAAATCTTAGCAACTGCTGACTTATCTTTGGACAAGGTGTTATAGGCATTTTTATAGACATTTTTTAGCAATTCCATTGAATCGCAGTTTGATATAGCCGTTAACCAGTTTTCGGTTTCAGCAGTTAGGTCTACGGCATCTTCTTGTGGCAAATCTTCACCAGCATATATGTATAGACCGATTCCAAACAGGCTGATACACTTTGTAAGACAGCGCATCATTGCTGTATTCACATCCATTGCATTTGGATTAGGTATAGCTTTGTTTCGAGAATCTATAACTGGCATCTGACAAGTCATGGATTTACCCATTGCGCTTACTGTGCAAAAAACCATCAAGGTTTCATTAAAGTAAACAGGGTCACCAAATGTCCAGGTGGCTGATGGGTCATTTTGTAGAAGCTGGTCTACTGCCCAAGTCCAAGAAAGGTAAGTAAAACGACCTTTCTTTTCTGTGTGTTCATTGACATTAATAAGTCTTAATTCGTTAAATGTTTTCATCACTTTCTCCTTAATATTCACCAGTTACTTTTTTAGTTGCGTAGTCTTCCCAATATTCAAAAGACATATTCCAAAGCTTGCGGCCTAAAGCCTCAAAGTCACGCTTTTCCAAGGCATCCTCAAGAAATGCAATATCTTCCTTGTTTTGAGTTGCGGCGAATGCCTCGTTGAAATTTTCCCAGTTACATGGGTTGTATTCGTCTTTCATAAGATCGGCTACTTCTTCATGGATTTGGTCGTCATCCATGTAATCGTCTTCAGGCTCGTAGTAAGCATCGTGGCGGTTCATACCCATGATTAAATGCCTCCTACAAAAATAGCGGCTAATACTACGCCAAGAACTACTACTCCGATCCAATCCAATACTGTTGTTTTCATCACTTGCTCCTTCATCACTTGGTTAAATTGCATCAATACGATAATACTTAGCATTTTTGCGGGCTAATATGAAATACGCCTGCTTGATGGTAACTGGAACACTCCAGCGTTTCCATTCATTTTTGTAATCATCAAACTGCATTACTACAAATTCTTTTTTTCCTTGGCCTTTGCTTTTCATCACTTTTCCTTTCATCAACTTGTTAAGGTATAGCCAGTATATAGCATTTTTATGGTTTACAATAGGTTTTTCTCACTTTTATTATAGGTAGATTCCCTAATTACGACACTTTTATAAAGATTTGCTATATTATTGGCGAAAAGGAGCAAATATGAACCCAATGGATTTATTAAAAATAGAGTTTGGAAGCCTGGTTACATTGGCTGAAAAGCTCGGAATTAAGCCCAATACCATATATTTATGGGGGCAAACGCAGATTCCATTCAAAT